AGTTTCTAAACAACGGTCCTCCTGTTGTAAAGTGTACACACTTAGGATCAATGTCTTCAGATGAATGACCATCAAGCCAGTTCCATTCTTCAGATACCTGACTTACTGTCTCTGCCCAACACATACCATGTAACCAACTTCCGCTACTGGTGTTTACAGAAGACACAGTTAGTTCATTTAGTTCTGGATTACCACAGTTAAACAACATAAAACTTGACCAGTTCTTTCTAAAATAATTTTGTTGTACTTTATTTTTCATTTTATATTTGTCAGTAGGTTGGTACTTATGATGTACACAAGCTACAGAAAATTTTCTATTATAGAAGATATTAAATAATTTATTTATATCGTCTCTCATGTACATATCACAGTCCATAAACAACGCATGTCCTTGATGTACATTCAGAAATGGTACAAGAAAACGTGTGAAACTAAACTCAGTAGAAAATGGTTTACCGTCAAATGAATCTACCTGCTGACCATCCTTTATAATTTTTGTTCGCCAGTATAAACCTGTTCGCCTTAAACTATCCTGTTTTAGTCTAACAATATTTACAGGTGATGAAGCATATTTATTTATACTGTATTCAAGAACGTCACAGTAAGTTTTTTCTGTAGGGTCATAACCTATGTAAACTGTAGGAATACTACTCATCAGTATCTTCCTCTTCAATCTTTTCTGTAAGTTCTTTAAATGTAGTAAACTGTGAAGGCACCATAAAATATTCTAGTGTTGTTAGCATAGCATTCTTTAACTCATCTTCAATCAGATCACTTACTAAGATCATCTATTATAACTGTCTTTAATATTTCTACAACAAGATTATCACAGGTAGTAGTTGTTAAATCTATTTTAATTGTTGGTTCAGTATCTAAAAAACTCATTGTATTCCTTTAAAAAAGGGGATGCGCTTCAGATAATAGCACACCCCCTAAGTATTATGTCTACTTTATTGCGATCAACTTAGGTTGTTCTTCTTCAGGAACAACTTCTTCCAATGTAATAGTAAGAAGACCATCCTTTAAGTCTGCGTCTCTTACTTCCATAGTATCAGACAGGGAGAATGATTTACGGAACTTACGTGCCGCAATGCCTGATACAATATAGTTTCTATTATCATTGCCATCTCTATCGCCAACAATATTAAGAATACTATCCTTCAATTCAATTGAAATATTTTCTTTTGAGTAACCAGCAACAGCAAGTGTTAGCTTATAAAAATTATCATCCTTTTCTAAATCATGCGGAGGGAATGCACCAACATTACTTGGCACATGCTTGAACAAATCTTCAAAGGTAAATCCCAACATATAGTCTGGGAGTGTCATACGATTTTTGTTAATATAGTCAATAAAGTTCATTGTTATCTCCTTGTTAAGCAAGTTAGTTTGGCACACCACTATGGTCGTACCATGCACATACTACTACAGTATACAATCGTTGTCAAGAAAAAAGTTAAGTAAACTTTTCTCCTCTAAACCAACAGACAAATGAACATCGTTCACCTTCTTTTACTTTTGTAATACGATGATAGACAAAGGAAGGAAAGACAGCAATGCTGCCAGTTTTTCTCATATCTTTAAGTGTAGCAAACCTGTCTCCAGATTGAGGATGCACCCACTTCTGTACCTGTAAATCACCACCCTTAAACTCACTGTTAAGTGTGACACACACTGCCAGCTTTCTTCTGTAAGGATCAGAGGGTAGTTCTACGCCAGCATCCATGTGCCAATCGTAGAACTGTCCCTTGCCATAGAAGGAAATCTGTGGAGTTTCAAAACAATTTATGTGAAAGTTCCAGCCAGCTTCCTCGTTAGCTGTCTCTGCGTACAGTTGCAGAATGGAAGTTAGTTCAGGATTTTCTAACCAAGTAAGTCTACTATTTCTTACCTTTTCAAGTAGAACACTATTGCCATTCTGAGATACATCCGCTTCCTGACTGTCTAACTCCTTAGCAATACCTATTATACCGTTGCATAGTTCTTTTGGTAGTACCTCTTTATAAGTGTGATACGTAAGCATTAAACTCCGCAACTCCCTCCGTGTCCAGTAATATCACAAATGTCATGTGTCTCAAGTCCTTCCTCAAACTCTTCACCTAGTTTATCAACAGCTTCAGTATAAGGTACTGAGGTTAATGGTTGCCCACCACGACATGAATCAGGGTATACAGTAAAGCCACGTAAGCGATGTGCGTAAGAGGCAAGAGTATCAGTAAAGTCCACAACAGTATCTTCATTGTTTAGCTTACTTCCCCACGATGGTAGATTAATAGTAGAGGATATGGACATATCTACATAGTCTTGAACATCAGCTTGGAACTTCATACGTCTTTTGTAATCCCCTGCAAGATCAAGAGCAGACTCAATTTTATCTGGTTTAGTTCCATAAAGATCAATCAATTCTTGTGCTGCACTATCTACTACATACTGGTAGTGCCAGCGTGTACCACCTTTTAAATACCTACGTTTATATGCTACAGCAAAGATTGGTTCTACTCCTGTGCTTGTACCCGCAAGAATACCAATGCTTCCTGTAGGTGCAATAGCACGGTTAGCTACTGGTCTACTAATATCCATTTCATCAGCAGTCTTTTTAGAAGTATCATCAGTCACTCCTTTATAAACTCCTAACCATTGGTGTAGTTCATCAGTAACTTCATACTTATAACCTCTCTTAATTAACCACTCATGCATACCCATTAGACCTAGACCCAACCTACGATTCTTCGTCCGTACTTTATAGACTTTATCATAAGGTAGCTTTGCTTTAAGAGTACCGCACATAAGAAACTTAGTAGCTAAGTGAACAATATCTTTAAACTCTTTTAGATTATCTACTCTTCCAAGGTTGACTGAACCTAAGTTACATACATCCGAATCGTCCTGCGAAGTAACTTCAGTACATGCATTACGTAGTGTTTCATTTTCTTTATCAAAGAAGTTAAAAGAGAATCCCGGTTCGGCGGTTTGTAAGGCTTGTCGTACATTCTGCTTAAATGTAGTCCCAACATCACCTGTCTCCCAATAGTTAATTAACCATTCAGTATCGTAGTTCACGCTGATGTTTGTCATGTCCAGAGGAGCTATGTAGTTAAAATCTTGTTCCTTTACCTGACCGATAGTAAAGCCTGTGTTACCAACGGGCATGTCATACCAGTTCTTACTGACCAGAAACTTTTCTACATCAGCATGTTTCCAGTTCATACTGGCATAGATAGCTGACCTACGACTACCACCCTGCATTACCCTTCGACCAATTTCGTTGATCATTAGCATCTTAGGTATAGGACCAGAAGCAAGACCACCAGTACCTGACAACACTCTACCTTCCTCGCGGTATACAGAGTAGTCAACACCAATACCACCTCCTGTCATCAGACATGACTCACTCTTCCATGATAGGTCTGCCCAATCTTCACGTGTATCTTCTTCTGCTTTCAAAAGATAACAGTTGTTAAAGAACTTGTTAGGTCTACCAGCATAGTACAAGTACCTACCACCGGGAATAAATTTTAGATCAGTTATATATTCTTTAAGCTGATCTATCTCATCTTGTTTTAACTGAGGAGAACAAACATCTTCTACCAGTACAGAGGCTAGGCTTGCCCATGTTTCACAACCATGATGTGCATACTTATGTTTGAAGATATCCTCACTAAACTTGGAACGGAACATTGGATTTTCATTGGATCGAAATGTAGGCATGTATTCTATTCTCCCTTAGTTACATGATCGTGGGCATAAAGCATGATTATCGCATAGTGAATAATCTTTAGCAAGTCCTTCCTGTTCTTTCCTTCTTTGTTACCATACCTCTTCCAGTATTTTAATATGTTACCCATAACAAAACCTTCACCATGCCCACTGTCTAGTATTACATCAGTGGCTTGGTACTTACCTTTTGCATAGTGTTCCTTATATGTAGAGGTAACATACTCATGTATCTCATCTATGTATTCTCCTTCATCAAATTTAAAATTAGGAAGTGATGCATATAGTTGTGCAATTTCTGTATCTCTATCCATCTTTCTACTCCTAGTCAAATGTGAGGACTGCGTTGATACGCCTACGAACATATTTAATCTCCTTAGATTTAATAACCTTGAATGCAAAGCTACGAACATACTCTGCATCCACACCTGCTATATCACAGACAGTACTAAAGTCTTCAGCAGTTACACCAACTGAAGCAAAGAACCATGCCTTTGCAGCATCACGTGCTGTCTTAGACTCGATTGACTCTCTGTTATTTTCTGGTTTAGTTGCATCAAGCATTGCCTGTAAGACAACACCAAGAAACAATATTTGTTCAGGACTTGTTGTTTTGTTTTCTACTAGACTTTCTATTTCTACCAGAAACTTTTCTGTTCCTTCTCTCATCTAACCAACTGTCGGGAATACCATCAGAGAGTTTACAAAATATAAAGTCATTCTTCTTACACCAATCTGCATAGGTAGTCTTCGCTCCTTTGTTTAGTTTATTGTTAGGGTTATCAAATACAAATCTTACATCCAAGTCAGGATTAGACTGCCTAAGAAAAAGATGTTTCTTTCTATCGTCAAGAGTAAACCTTCCCTTCACCTCTAGTATAATACCAGAGGGTAGAATAAAGTCAGGAAGATATTTCTTAGATTCAATCCACATATACGGAATATAATGTGGTTCAAACTCAAAGTCAACATTCAAAGCTATCAGATAGTCTGCTGCTCTACGTTCAGAGCGTGATCTAAATTTGTATTTCTGGGACATTCGGTTCGCGATCTACATTAGTTAGATACTTGATATTGTTTGCGTACT